CTTTTCATGTTTTTATGTATCATCGTTTTATTGGAGAATTTTTATGAAGCCTTTGTCTAGATCATCTGTGTCTAAATCAGCCTCTTCCGCGCAGTTTCGCGGCAATGTAGGGCGTACCAAGGGGGCTAACATTATGGCGGCCCCTATGCGTGGCGGAATTCGTTTATAAGCGTTTGTGTGTACTACACAATGGCAGCATCCTACTCACGGTCCCATCAAGTGCGGGCAGTGCATAGAGTGCCGTTTAGCTTATTCGAGGGAGTGGGCGATTCGTATCACCCACGAGCAGGCGATGCATCAGGTGTCTTGTATGCTCAACCTCACATATAGTCCCGAGCATCTTCCTGAGCATGGTCAGCTTTGGAAGGAAGATTTGCAGCGTTTTTTTAAGCGTTTACGGAAGGCTGGTTTTAAGTTTAAGTATGTTGCTTCGGGAGAATACGGCGATGTTTCCAGACGTCCTCACTTTCATATTGCGCTGTTTGGCGTGGACTTTGGCGATGATCGCCGCGTTTTTGGTCGTAGTTCTAATGGTGAACGGACTTATATTTCTGATGCAGTTACTAAATCTTGGCGTTACGGTCAGCACTTAATTGGCAGTCTTAATTTTGAGAGCGCTGCCTATATCGCTAGGTATATTTTGAAGAAGGCTAAGGGTTCGCAGATTTCGCCTCCCTTGGCTGTTTTGGATGATGGCGAGATTATTCGTCCTAATCCTGAATTTCTTTGTATGTCTAAGGGTATAGGTCGTTCTTGGTTTCGTGAGTATTTCATGTCGGATGTTTTTCCGCATGCTGGTGTGATTACTCAGCAGGGTTCTAGGGCTCCGGTCCCTAGATTTTATAAATCACTTTTGAAGGAGTTGGGCGAGGATTTGAGCCTCGATATGTCTTTTCGTTCTTCTAGCCGTGCAGAATTAGAACGTGAGCGACTTGATTTTGAGTTGCAGCCTCATCGTAAGGCTGCTCGTAATTCTGTTTCTATCGCTGGAACATCTCGTTCTAAGCGTACTATTTAAGAGGTTTTTATGATTCAATTTATCGTTTCCGTTCAGGACCGCGCTTCTCAAACTTTTGCACGTCCTTTTGTTGTTCCACATCGGAACATTGCTATTCGTGATTTTACGGATGAGGTAAACCGTGTTGACCCTCAGAATCCTTTGAATAAGCATCCTGATGATTATGATTTGTATTTTCTTGGTGAGTTTGATGATTCCACTGGTAATATTGTTTGCGGTGACGCTTTCGTATTAGTTCGTGGTAAGGATGCTCTTACTGTTTCTTAACCTCGGGGGCTGCGGCCCCCTCTTTTTTTGGAGTTTTTATGCATCGCAATGCTTCGGTTAATGCTCATAGCTTCGCTATGGTACCCAAGTCTGATATTCCACGCTCTTCATTTAATATGCAGAAGACGTTGAAGACTACCTTTGACTCGGGTTTTTTAGTCCCGATTATGTGTGAGGAGGTTTTGCCCGGTGACACATTTAATGTTAAAGCGACTATGTTTGGTCGTCTTGCGACTCCTCTTTTTCCTGTTCTTGATAATTTACATTTGGATTCTTTTTTCTTCTTTGTTCCTAATCGTTTGATTTGGAATAATTGGGTTAAGTTTATGGGTGAGCAGGAGAATCCTTCGGATTCGATTTCTTATACTATTCCTCAGCAAGTTTCGCCAGCTGGCGGATATGCTGTTGGTTCTTTGCAGGATTATTTGGGGTTACCTACTGTAGGTCAAATTGTTCCTGGTAACACTGTTTCACATAATGCACTGCCTGTACGTGCTTATAATTTAATTTTTAACCAGTGGTTTCGAGATGAGAATCTTCAGAATTCCGTTACCGTGGATAAGGGTGACGGACCGGATGCCACCCCCAGTGCTAATTACACGATCCTTCGACGTGGCAAGCGTCATGATTATTTCACTGGCTCGCTGCCGTGGCCGCAGAAAGGCGGAACAGCCGTTACATTGCCTTTAGGTACTTCTGCTCCTATTAAGTCCAACAATTACACTACTGTTGGCGGTACCGGCGCTGTTCCTGCTTCTGCTAATTCTGGTGTTTTACCTACTTTTGTAGGTGGTGAATATCTTTGGGGTTCACCTGGTACAAACAATGCTTTGTACGCAGATTTGTCTTCTGCTACTGCGTCAACTATTAATCAGTTGCGTCAGAGTTTTCAGATTCAGAAGCTATTGGAGCGCGATGCGCGTGGTGGTACTCGGTATACCGAGATAATTCGTTCCCATTTTGGTGTTGTTTCACCTGACGCTCGCCTTCAACGTCCTGAGTATTTAGGTGGTGGTTCTACACCTATTAACATTACGCCTATACCTCAGACTTCTGGTACCGCTGCTACTGGTACCCCTCTTGGCAACTTGGCTGCCTATGGCACCTATCTTGCCAATGGTCATGGTTTTTCGCAGTCGTTTGTTGAACATGGTTATGTGATTGGTATTATTTCTGTTCGCGCTGATTTGACTTATCAGCAAGGTCTTCGTAAGATGTGGTCGCGTTCAACGCGTTATGATTTTTATTTTCCTGTATTTGCTATGCTTGGTGAACAAGCTGTTTTGAACAAGGAGATTTATTGTGATGGTTCTGCTAACGATTCTACGGTTTTTGGATATCAGGAGCGGTGGGCTGAGTACCGTTATAACCCTAGCCAGATCACAGGCCTTTTCAAGTCCACATCGGCTGGCACTATCGACCCATGGCACTACGCGCAGAAGTTTGCATCTTTGCCTACTCTTAACTCTACTTTCATTCAAGATACGCCCCCATTGGCGCGTAACCTCGCGGTGGGCGCTGCGGCTAATGGACAGCAACTTCTTTTGGATGCCTTCTTCGATATTCGTGCAGCCCGTCCGTTACCGCTCTATTCTGTTCCCGGACTGATTGACCATTTTTGATCATGGGCATTTTCAATACTATTGGTAGTGCTTTTGGCCCCGTTGGTGGGGCCATTGGTACCGGACTGGACCAGTTCGGCGGTGCCATTCTTGGTTATAGTGGGCAGCAGCAGACTAATTCTGCTAATGCCGCTCAGGCTGAACAGAATCGTGCTTTTCAGGAGCGTATGAGCTCTACCGCGTATCAACGCGCTACTGCCGATATGAAAGCGGCTGGTTTGAATCCTATGCTTGCTTATTCTCAGGGGGGCGCAAGTTCCCCTGGTGGTGCTCAGGCTGTTATGGGGAATCCTGGTGCAGCTGCGACTTCTTCGTATCAGCAGCAGCAGCAAGGTTCTACTGGTCAATCTCAGATTGATTTGAATACAGCTTCAGCTGGTGAGGCTTCAGCTCGAACTACTTTGGCCCAGCGTACTGCTGACAAGACTGTTCAAGAGGTTGTTAATCTTAAGACTTCTAATGAGCAGACTACTGCGATTATTAAGAATCTTGGTGAGGAGTATCAGAATTTGGTTAAGCAAGGTTGGAACCTTGGTGAGATTGGTAATCAACTTCGTGCTTCTGTGAAGCTCATGGGTGATCAGTCTGACCAAATTGGTGCTTTGATGCGTTTGACTGATTGGGATTCTAAGCTGCGTGAGCAGCAAGGTAAGCTTACCGGTTTTGATGTTAAGGCTGCTCAGGATATGGGCAATGTTGGTCGCTCTTTTAAGGAAGCTGGTCCTATGATTGAGCTTATTTTGCGAGCTTTGACTTCTGGTCGTCGTTGATGTTTTTTGATTCTTTATTTTTTTCTTTTTTTATTTTTATTTGTATTTTTTCTTCGGTATTTTCTAAGTTTTATTTTCGTTTTTTTTGGTATTTTCTTTATTTTTGTTTTTTTATTTTTTTATTTTGGAGTTTTTTTTATGTCTAACTCTGTTTTTGTTCGTAGTCCTTTGAACTACGATATGTTTGCGGCTTCTTCGGAGTCCGCTTTGGTCTGTTCAGACCCTTCTTTGACTCAGCAGCAATTTGCTGCCGAGTCTGATATCAACACTATTGTTGATACTTTTATGAAGACTGGTCACTTGCCTGATCCAGTTTCTATGCCCCAGTATGTTGATTACGAGGGCGTTTTTGATTTTCAGTCTGCTATGAATGTAGTTCGGCAGGCTGATGAGAACTTTATGCGTATGGACGCTAAAGTTCGTTCTCGTTTCCACAATTCCCCTCAGGAATTTTTGGAGTTTTTTGCCGATTCTGCGAATTCGGATGAGGCGATTCGGTTGGGCTTGGCTGTCGCCAAACCAGCCGTTTTTGTCGCACCAGCGACAGATTCGGCTCCGGCGTCTAAGCCGGAAGCCATATAAGTACAGTTCGCTACTTGATGTAACTGTACTTATTGACACCTTTTCATGTTTTCATGTATCATCGTTTTATTGGAGAATTTTTATGAAGCCTTTGTCTAGATCATCTGTGTCTAAATCAGCCTCTTCCGCGCAGTTTCGCGGCAATGTAGGGCGTACCAAGGGGG